CCCCCGCCGATGGGTTTCCAATACCAATAAATGTAACATCGTCGTTTGCTGAAAGGTTGACGCGAGCGGTGATAGCTCCAAGTTCCATTTCGGGCAACTCATCAAGTGCCAATCGAACACGATCATTCTTACGACCACGGGTAGTATCAATAGCCTTTTGACCCTCGTTACCTGATTGAAAGGCCAGAGCTTTTATCGCATTACGATAATCTTTATCCTCATCGTTGGACGCGCCGCCCCAAACAATCATGTGACGATAATCAATTAACTTACCGATTTGAACCCGCGCACACTTCCAAAGTTTAGAAATAATACCCCAGATACGATCCTCGGAAGCTCCGAGAGTAGTAGTAGCAACCCAAGATGATGTGCAGTGAGGGGCAGAACACCAATCCAAATAAATCCAAAGTGCAACTGGAAAACTTTTTCCCATTGAAGCTGCGCCAGCCAAACAAATATCTGTATTGTTACAGAGTTCTTCAAGTGTTCTTAGAAGCTGTGTATTGGTATATCCTCGGTTGTAAATAGCAACATCAGTCGGCCATTGTAGTTTAACTGCGTTAAGAAAATGTTCTGCTGGCGTTAGTAACTTAAAATCTTTTAAGTTAATATTATGTTTAACGCAGTAATCTTTTCCATAGTCACCACGGGATATTGCATAACAGTAAAGTTCAATGCCCAAGTCATCCATGTTTTCGGAAAACTTCATTCCATACTTCTGAATCCCTTTGCTTGTAGAAAAAACTCTTGACATATCAATAAGAAAATATATTTTCAGTCAGAAAGCAAGATGAAACTGAAAAACAAGAACCTCGCTCCAGTCGGTGGCTACTACTTTAAATATGAAATTAAGAGGGGCAAACTAACATTTCCAGCGATTGTTTATGGGAATTCATGGTCGAGCTTGATGGCTGGGGTTAAAAAAGATTACCGCTCAAACGGAGTTGATCTTCCAGATAACATTGAGCAAATGATAGAAGATCAGATATGCCAGCGTCAACCAAGTGATCGTTGCTGGTATAGTGATGGACTTGGTGATCGTATTGCTCAGGCTATTCACACGGTAGCTGCGGTTACTGATAAGGTTTTAGGAACTCAACTTGAGCATAAAGCTCGCGGATGTAGTTCTTGCAATAAGCGAAGAACTGCGCTTAACTCGTTATCGTAAACGATAAAAATATATGCTCTCAATAGGTAATGACAATTTTTCACTTGCCACTTTAGATCAAGATGGCAAGCCACCAGAAACGCGAATCTCCAACGCCTCGCATTGCTGGAATATAGCTAACAATTTAAGATTAGCCAACATTGGCAGGGAGAATAAAAGAATCCGTATCTACAAGGCATACAAGATGTTCCCGCCTACGGGATATAGTAAACTCGCAGAAAAACGACTTCCTTGGCAATCTGATGTGAACTACGGACAGCTTGGGTTCATCGTTGATAACCAGAAGTCCAGTTACTACGATGTCATTACTGAGCGGCAGGCTTGCTGCACAATCAAAAGTAAATTCGGCAATGAAAAAGAACGACTGGTTAATTCCGAAAACATATCCATTGCTTTTGACCAAGCATTGCGTGAATGGCCCGGATACCTCTACAACACAGAGCAAGACCTTGAGGAAATGTTGTTGTATGGAAAGGGTATTGGAATGTGGGATAGTCCACTTGGATGGATGCCAGAACACGTATTCCTCTCCGACCTACTCTTTCCAGACGACATTAGGATCGACTTTTGCAACCTTGAAGAGTTTGTCAGGCGTGTCCGTTTGACTCCATACGAGCTTTACAAGAAGATCGAAAATAGGGAAGAGGCAGAAGCGATGGGGTGGAATGTGGATGCGGCTATTGATGCTATCCGATTTCATCGTGCATTTACAAACAACCGAAAGACCCGCGAAGATTTCTTCCGAACGATCAGCGAGTCAGGATTTAACTGGTCACTATCGGTAAATCAAAAAATCGACCTATACGAAGTTTACTGGAGGGAGTTTGATGGTAAGATTAGCAAAGCTATTATCTTACAAGACTACCAACCAATAGCTGACTACATTAACTCCAATGTAAAAGGTGCTGGTAAAATTAGTGAAGACGACATCAGAACTCAGCATGGCTTTATGAAGCTGAAGGTTGGACTCTTCAATTCATGGGATGAGATTATGTATATGCTCACAGACTCTGTGGGTAGTGGACTCTTCCAAGACATCAAGAGCCAAGCGGAATCGGCGTTTGTCGCTTGCCGCCAGTATGACTTCACGATGAACTCATTGGTTGATGCTGTTCGACTCAACTCTATGTTGATGATCGAGGGGCAAGGGCCGGATTCAACCAAGATGTTAAAGCAGATGGAGTGGTTGCCAATCAGCGTAATGCCAGATGGGGCAAAGTTCATCCAGAACCGCTTCCAACTTCCAGTAGCAGAGAGCATGAGCTTCATGCAATTCTTCATGGGAGATATGTATAGGGGCATGGGGCAGTATCGTATCAACGCACCTACGAATAGCGGTGGACAGCGCACCAAAGGAGAAGCAGAACTGGATGCTGCCGAATCAGCAAAACTTTCTGGAACTCAAATCCGCCGATTCAACGAGTGCCAAACTCTTTACTTCAAACAACTCTACAAACGCTTTGTAAGCGCAAAATCCAGCGATGATGGATATGAGTATGTGAAGAAGTTCTATGAGATACTTGAAGAACTCGGAACTCCCAAAGAAGCTGCGGCATATAAGAACATCACGAGTATCCGTTCTAATTTGATCAGCGGAGCAGGTAGCCCATCGTTCAAGTTAATCACAGCAGAGAAACTATTGCAGATCACAGCAATCACCCCAGCAAACGAAGGGCAAGAGAACGCAGTTAAGGACGCAATCGCCGCATTATCTGGTCGAGACAACGTAGCTCGCTACCGGAATACTAAGCCAAGCAAGATCGACGATACCGCCCGTATCATTGGATTTGAAAATGCTGGTATGACTGATGCGTTCGTAAATCCAACAAACTTCCCAGTATTGCCAACCGATCCGCATATCGAACACGTTCAAGGTCACTTCCAAGACTTGGGAATGCAGTTGCAGATGAATATGCAGGCTATCCAGCAAGGTCAACCAAAGCTGGAAGACCTATCGTTGGCGGTTCGCTCCGTTCAATTCAAGGGTGGTCACATTATGGCCCACGTTGAGTATATCAGCAAAGATCCATCGAAGCAGGACTTCTTGAAGCAATTCATGCAGGGAATGGGTGAAGCTCAAGGAATGGCCGACGAACTCCAACAAGTGTATGTTCAGATGGCAGAAGCTGAAGCTCAAAAAGCTGGTCAACCAAACTCTGAGGAAGATATCAAACTGCAATTCCTCGCTGCTAAGTCTGGCATTGAGATTGATACTAAGAAGAAGCTCGCTGACATCTCGATTGGCAAAGCTTCGATCAGTCACGCTCAACGCACAGAACAACGGAAAGAACAAGGCATCACTCAACTTGCGCTTCAAAAGGCTAAAGCTCGCGCTGAGATTCAAAAGACCAAAGGCAAGATGAAGGCAGAGCAACCAGAGATGGAAGAAGAGGAAGAAGAAATGGAAGTCGAAACTCCAGAGGCTACCGAAGAAGTTGAAACCGAAACTGAAACATGACAACAGAAAAAATAAAATCCCTATGCGGGTCAATAACATCACACGAAGACTGGAATAAGCTACAAGCGTATTTGCTTCTAAATGTAAACCCACCAGAAGGAGTAACCACACTCATCCATGCAATCAAAGCTATTGAAGCTATTGGAACAGAAGAGCAGTCCGCCTTCAAAAAAACAAAATCTGCTGGAAAGTATAAAGAACCAGCGGACAGCACGATTGATCCAGACCTTGACGAAATCTAATTTATGGCAGACCCAAACGACACAGCAGAAGTAATCAAAGAACTGAAGGCCAAGCCCCAAGTTCCGATTAAAGGTAACACATCTGACTTCCTCAAGAAGTTCAGCCAACAACAAACTGACGATGGCAAGCCAAGTGCTAACAATGTCGGCGATCCAAAGCTTGGCATACAAAAATTCAATGAAGAAGAACCACCAGAAGAACCAGTGGCGGGAGTTACCGAAGCTGAAATCACTTCAGACAGAACAGGCAAGAAAAAAGGATTTGTTGAACGGCAAATTGAAGAGAACCGAAAACTCAAAGAAGAGTTGGAAAAATACAAGAAAGACGAAATTCCCAAGTTTGAAACCAAAATCCAAGAGCTTGAGCGAATGGTCTCCGAGGCATCCTCAACCAAAGAATCAAACCACTACCAAGAACAACTCAACAAAGCAAACCAAGAAAAGGTTGAAGTTGAGCAACAACTATCAGAGCAGATCAAGGAACTTAGGGGTAAATTGGACTTCCATGACATTACAAGCAACCCGGACTTCAAAAAGACTTACCTTGATCCTATCAAGAATACCTACGATGGCGCGAGGCATCTTCTATCGAATGACCCAACGCTTCTTTCAACCTTCTCCCGTGCTGTTAATGCAAACGCCTCCATCTTCAATTCGGCCTCCGAAGAGGATCGTAGAGCAGCGGAAGCCGACCGCGACCAAGCGTTCGAGGAAATCACGAACTCGCTATCGCAGTTCAAGCAGTATCAATTCGCGGAGCAAGTCAACAGCTTCATCAAAGCAACTCAAGGACATCACGCAGCTCTTGTCAACTTTGAAGAAACCAAGCAGAATATATTGCAAACCGCTAAACAAAAAGAGCAAAACGGGCGCAACAAATATCTGAATGAATGGCGCGAAAGCTACAAGAATACACAGCAAGAGATTGATAATGCTACAGCAGTCCCAGATAGTGTTGCTGACTACATGAAGGAAAAGGGAATCAAATTTGACATATCCCGCGACGAGGCTATTGCGCTCTCTGCTACACAGCAATCCAGCGAATCAGCATCAGTTGAGGATATGAATCGGTTGATCCACCAAGGCCGCGCATACCAGAAGATTCAAGCACAATTGAAGGCATACCAAGAGATGGTAAAGGAGAAAGATGAGTATATTGCAAAGCTCAAGGGATCATCCCGTATCTCTTCAAATCCAAGTGCATCGGATTCCCAGAAACCAAGAGTGAGTATCAGTGAGGGGCTGGCCAGCAAATTAGCTCGGTTCTCTCCACAAAGTAGGGCGACTGCGTAAGCTCAACATTCTTGTTAGCTGGAAGGGGGGTAAGGTAAAACTTACTCCCCTTTTCATTTTTTTAAGAAAAACGCTTGACATGATAAATAGTCTATTGCAATGTCCGATATAAGAGAAAGACGAAATTATCGTTTACGATAAAATTAGTGATTCAGCCGCACTCTGGCTGGCGAGTATCAGAACTTGCATGAAAATCTGTTTCCGGACTGGTCTCGCAAGAGACACCGAGGGTTGAACTCCGGCTCGAAACCAACAAGCATTCGCTTGGGGCTTTCGGGCCTTTTGCGTTTGTTAAACCAAACTAAACCACAACTACAAACTAACTAACTATTATGGCAAGCGAACAGCTTTACTTTAATTCATGTGCTGAGATTGATAGTTTTTTCCGTGAGGGCCGCGAGTATTTCAACGACCTCTATGTGAAGAAACTCGTCACTAACTCCGCATATTTCACACGCTTCGAGGAGCAATCATGGCCCCTCAACCACACCACTGAGCAAAAAGCTTTCCGCTTTGGCCGTGGATTCCACGATCCTTGCACACCTTTCCGTGCGATCACCGACACCTACTGCGAGACTGATTCTTGCGACAGCAAACCAGAAGTTATTCAGCGTCCCGGCACTGAGAGCTACACCTTTGAGCTTCTCCGTAAAGAGATGACCACTGACTGGATTTGCGTTGAGAGCCTTCTCTATCGCTTGTTCCCCGCTGAAGAGATTCTTCAGTTCGAGGAGAGCAACGCTCGCATCACCAAGAATGTCCACGAAGAGTTCCTTCGTTCCAACTACATTGGTGGAGCTGGTCACAAATGGATGGGTATCACAACTGATGACGGCACATATTGCGGTCTCGTTGACGATCAAGCATGGTTCGTTCCAGAACATACGATCAACAACGAAGCTGGCTACGACCTCTGCGCTATCCGCGTTAAGATCGCTCCTGCTAACCTCAACAAGATTGCTTATCTCTCACTTGATATGCTCGACGACGCACTCGTTGACCTACAAGACGAAGATGACGCTTTCCGCCTTGATGTCCAAGACGCGACTGGTCAACCTTTGCTCGACATCGTTATCCCTGATCCTCAAGTTGGCCGCGCCCTGTATCAACAGGCCAAGCGCAATAGTGGTTACTGGGATGCAAACACCGACTTCGATGAGCGTCTTACTCGTCTGAAACTCGGCATCAACCGCATCATCGGTGACTACGCATTCGGATACGACATCAACTCCGCTCGCTTCAACGCTGACACAGCCTTCAATGCGGGACTCGCTACCTTCAATGAAGCTGATCCAGCTACATGGGCGCGTTTGGTTCGTGTTCAACGCTACATCAAAACAGTGCTTGAAAACGGATGCGCTTACATTCCTAACAAGGCTTACCGCAATGCCGACTTCGGCATCTCGGTTGCTATGGTAAACAAAGCAATGTGCAAATGGACAATGCCATCCTCAAGTGGATACGGCGAAGCTCAACAAATGACCCAGAACTACGCTGGCGATTGGGAGTGGAAGAATCCAGATTGGGAGTGCAACCGCTGGCGCAAAACGGGCTTCTATCAAGCTCAGTTCCGCCTCGCTGCACAGGTCAAAGACCCAACCATCATGCACACCTTCCTGCATCGCCTGCCAAGATCGAAGAACCTCTATGGTTCCTGCTGCCCCGTGCAGACCTACATCGCTCCTGAGAATAATCAGGATTGCTATAGCTGCGCTGGAGTAGGTGACATCGTTGTGCCTTCCTAAAGTTAAATAGGGGGGAGGCTTATTCAAGCCTCTCCCCACAACCTTAAATAAAAAAAATATGTCTAATAAACGACCACTCGCTTATGACCGGGTTAATCTTTTTGGCCCGATTCCTGTAAACCTACTCGCTGCTGGAGACACTGACCTCTTGGTTCTTAACGACCAAGACACTAAGTTCTTTCCAACAGAAATCATCCTTGAGACTGCTTACGCTCGCGGAACCACTGCCACCGATCCAATCGTGGTTGTTGATGATGGAACCGCTGGCGAAAACGTCACAACCTCACTTACAATCACTGATGCTCTTGATAACGAAGGACGTTATAGCAAACTTGCCTTTGTTGCTAACCCTCGCGTTATTACTGGAACTCGCAAAGTTCGCTTGCTGAAATCCACTGTTGGTGCTGGTCAAGCAACCGCAACCCGCGCTCGCACTGCTGGCGTTGCTACAATCGTTACTGGTGCTGCCCATGGTTTTACCACGGGTGACACGATCACGATTGCCAGCATGACCGACACTACGTTCAATGATGTGCAGGCTGAAGTTACTGTCGTTGACTCGACCACCTTCACCTACGCAAACGCTGGCGCGAACGTCGTTTCTGGCGCGGATACCGCTGGCCGTGTTGGCGCACTCTATGTGAATGCCTACGTTGTTGGTATCTACTACTAAACCTCAATGGGTGGGGAAGGAAACTTCCTCACCCTAACCCCTTTTCTAAATATGGCCTGTTTCACCGATCTCGACTACCGCAATAAATCATATCCGCTTCTTCAAACCATTCAGGAGCAAGCCGCGCTAAAAACGGTTCCAGTTATTTTTAGTATCGTTTCCTATGGTTGTTTTGATGCTATGAGCGATTCAGCTAAGATGTATCAATTTTATGATGCGCTTACCTTGTATGGGGGTGGATCGCCAATCACCGAAAATTGCTTTGTTCAAAAAACTGAAGATCAGCAATTGTTCCTTCTGAACGCTGCGCTTGCACTCGCATTGTAATTATCGTAACCGATAAAATATTATGGCAATAAAATCAAAAAATTGTTTTACTGATCTTACACTTGATAATCAACTCTACGATATTTACAAATCGGTTCCAGAATTGATTTTTGATACACCTATCCAAACACAAGGTGCTACCCCTGTGCGTCAAGTCGGACAAACAGTAGATGGAGCTGGGTTCTCCGCTGTTGGATCAAGTGTGCTGGATAATTTTTTCTTTCAGCCGCCAATCGTTGGGACTGGCGTGACATACAACCAAGCCGCTGGTTCACTTAACATTTTAACTGGCGTTACCACAAATGCAGAGTTTTTGGTGCGTTCCGTTAAATCCTATCGTGGCTCCATGCGGATGCGATTTTCACTGATCGCCTCTCAGCGTATCGCAAACTCAAACCTTGCAGTGATGCTGGCTGACCTTATTGGCGAGGGCTTGAGTTATACAATCAACTCAGCAACTTCAGTAACTGTGGATATACCAAATCATACGTTTGATGCAACTAATGTTGGTCAATTTGTGCAAATGGGCGGCATTACTGGAGCCGCTGGCGTTCCCGGACGCTATGCTATTGCCTCGGTTGTGGCTGGGTTGTCGATAGATCTAACCGTGGCGGGATTTCCCGCTTCGGGATCTGGCACCTGCACACTTTTCGGCCGAAATTATATCCGAAATCTGGTAACTGGCACAACCGCAACAGCAATAAATGTTGACGCGCAGCGCAACGGATGGGCCACTGGAGATACTGTGGCAGCAATCAACACAACTGCATCGCCGGGAACAATTATACAGTGCGAAATGACTGGACGAGAGGTTTTTTGGAACGACATGCTTAGGGCAAGCGCGGCCGCAGCCTTATCCTCCAGCCGAGCATCTCGTTACGAAAACATCCCTGATGCAGAAATGGAATTGTATGTGTTCATCTGGAATTTTAACGGAACAACCGCTCCGGCCTCTACAACGACATTTACTCTGGGGCATTTGTCGGTTGAGTCCTTCCCCAACAACTCAATTTATTTGCAAGGAATTCGTTCAGTTGGCACGGCTAATGCTTTGCCTACTACAATCACGGGCGGAACACTGCCTGCCGTTACTACCGTTTCTACCGTTTCTACCGTTACTGCCGTTACTTCCGTTACTTCCGCGAACTTGGGCATACCGAGTATTATTGCTGATGTTGCATCCGCAGCAATTACGGCAACCACGACGACATCTGCATTAACTCCAACTTTTGGTTGTAGTTATGTAGTAAACATTCCCGTTACCGCAGCAACAGGAACATCGCCAACATTGGATGTCAATG